GTACTCAGTTGTCAAGCAGTGATACCCCCGGCCGGCTGGCATATGCCCTGGTCAGAACCGCTTTATGGTGTAGTCAACATGTGCGGTGCGGGGGGATGAGTTGAACCGACGGGGTTCGCCATGAATCGAGTACCGGCGACCGTTCCAGACCACCTGTGACTGTGCCCCCAGCTCACCGCCGGGGTAGTTCACCAGGCGTAGGCGTAGCTGTTCCTCGGTCTGGAATCCGACCGCCTGATCCTCATCACCGATCATGAGCGTGTTCGTCTGGATCACGGCCCGGCACGGTACCCCGACCTTGCTCGGTCGGGTCACGGTGTTGCCGTCAGCGTCGGTGGTCGTTTCCTCGGGGTAGACCACCACGGACTCAGTTCCTCGGCGTAGCAGACTCATTCGGTCACCCACCCATCCCGAACGACGATCCGCCCGAGGTGTAGCCGCCGGGCAGATTCGGGACCATCTGAGCCATACCGAACCGAACGCCGAGTGTCTGCCACTCGTCGCGGGTGATCTCCAGGCGACCCGACGCGGACTCACGACCGCGCATATAGGTGTAGTTGCCATCGGTCTCCGACTGGATGCCCTCGGGGTTACGAACCACCCGAGTGACCGCGTCCGCTTCGATCTGCACCACATCGGCGGTGTCGACGGTGCCCGCTGCGATCTTGTCGGCAAGGTCTGGCACCCGCCGCAGGATCATGCGCTCGGCATCGGCCAGGCGGGTAGTCACCAACGTTGTTTCATCCGGTGTCAGAGCACGGCCTAGCCGTGTCTGCACATCCGAGGGCGTTGCATACGCCATGTCAGTTTCTCGTCTCTCCAGGGTGTCTGTCCCTGGGTCGTAGTCGTGCGGCCCTGAGGGCCTGTCGTCGTGCCACGCCATCGCGTGATGTCTTCCGGCGGTGGCACCCGGTACACACCGCCCTGAGGTTCGGTAGCGAGTGGTCATCCCCTTGGATGACGTGATCCACCTCGGTGGCGGTGTCGGAACACTCCGGGTCGCGGATCTGGCACCTACGGCCATCCCGCCGGAGTGCCTGGGACCTACGCCGGGCCCAATCCGGCGGTAGTCGGTCCTTCCGGGTGGAGTTCTCCCAATTACTCGGCATTCAGCCACCCCGATATAACCGCCCGAGGGTCGACCTCGGCCATTTCCAGGACCTCGGTTGTCTGTGTCTGTTGGCCGCCCTCGGCCACGATCCACGCCGAGACAGAATCGAACCATTCCCCTAGTGAGCCCTGGGCCGACCGGTATTCGTCCGGGAGACGGGCAGCCAGGGCCGAAGAATCGTTACTACGGTGCTTTTTGGCACCCCTACGATGTGTCATCGGTGCCCCCAACGAGCCGCAGCGGCCTTTTTGGCCCGCTGGATACGCTTTTGCGAAGCGTCCATTTCCTCGTCGGTTTCTTCACCCTCGGGGAGTTGTAGCGACTTGAGCAAAGTCGTTAGTAGTCCACGCTGAGCGCGTACCTCACCGATCAACGGATGAATTGTGAGCTGACGTGCCGAACCGAGCACGGTAAGCGGCTCACCCTCGGCGGCCGACTCCAATTCTTCGATTCGATCCGACACCTTGCAAGCGTGTTCCAGGATCGCGAGCTTATGCGGCTCACCGTCCATCCAATAATCGGTTAGGACCGTGGTCCATAGACGCTTACCGGCGGGTCCGAGCCCGGCGGGATGCTTGGGAATGCTCAAAATGCCCTCCTTCCGGGCGTGAATTACCGCTGAGCAGCGGTTTGTCTAAAAATGAGGAGTAATGCTATTAGCATCGGATGGCAGATCCGCATTACCCTACGATCCTCAGGCCACGGGTGGGGATAACCCCCGTGGGAGGGGTGGCACATCTACCTCGGAGAATCCCGTACGGGTGCCCAGCGTCCACGCTCACGCATGAATATTGCTGGACCACCCACCGCACCAGCGACGCTGTGAAAGTCGCTTAGAATCGCATTCAGGGATAAAGAATCAATGCGAATCGTTGGATCATTCGCAATGTGTCATTCAGACACTGAGAATGTCATTGGTTCGAGCGAAGCGAACGGATCATTCGGATCTGAATCGACAACAACTGTTGTTGTGTCATTCAGCATCGGAGGATTCCAAGCAGGCTCAGGCTTGCGGCGGATCTCATCCACATACGAACCTACTTCGAGGTTCGGCGGTGGCATTGGTTCCCACTGCTCGACTACCTCGGGTACGCCCTCGGTATCTCCAACGGAGTTAGTACCCCCCGAGGTTTCTTCGACCTCGGGTAGTTTCCCTACCTCCTCGGGATCTTCTATAGCTCCCTCGGTATAGATACTTGGAGTAGTAACCCTAGGGGGGTTACTTAGAGTAGTTGGAGTATCACCCGTGACACTCTGGGGTATCACCGGTGACACTCTAAGGGTGTCACTGATGACACTCTCAGGTTCTAGGGTGTCATGGGTGACACTCTGGGGGATCTCTAAAATGTACTCATTGGCTCGGCCGGTGCGACCCTGCCGTGTGATCTTCAACCACCCGGCGGTGCAATTCGCCTTAACGTGTCGCTTCACAGTGGCGACACTAAGCCCGGTCATTTCCGCCAGCGTTTCATACTTCACGTAGAACTCCCGAGTGTTGAAGTCGGCAATTGTGAGCATCGCGCCCATGGTCGCCTTGGAGTCGGATAGTGACTTATCGCCATTGCGGAAATATGCGGTACTCCACTGGAAACAGTTATTCATCGTGTGCCTTCCTGGGCATCACGGGGGTACCAGACCCCCGAAGGATTAGTTTTCGTTCGTTAGCGGGCCATTGAGGGCCCCGTCTTGGATCTCGTGCCACTCGTGGGCCGATATGCCTAGCCGATCCCTGGCATGAACCCATGCCGTGGTGTGGCGGTCGCGGTATTCGGTTACCGCGTCGCTGAGAACGACCAGCGAGAGCCACAGTTCGTTTGACTCGGTGCCGGTACCCATCGCACGGCATATCCGCTCGGTACGTTCGAACTCATCAACAATCGTCCGGCACAGCATTGAGCAATACTCGCGGCCGGGGGTGCGTCGTTTGGCGCATCCATCGCGTTTGCAATGCGGGATACTTCGTCGTCGGGACATGGCAGGCTTTCGGGGGTATGCGGATGTACCCCGGACCCGTAAAAGTCCGGGAGAATCGAATCTAGAGGGGTAAATGCTGGCCGGCCTCGGGCCCAAACAGGGCCGAATCCGCGGGGATCGAATAGTTTCGTCACAGGTGACGATTCCCGGCCAAGGGGGCGACCATTACAGCCGCCCCCGAGGTCAGTTATTCAGCCGATCAGGCAGCGTCGTACAGACGGATCAGACCCGAAGGATTCACGAACCCGAAGCCCACACGCGCGGTGGCGCGGATCTGGGTAGCGTCCTCGGCGAACGCGACATCGCCCGAACGCTTCACAGTGGTACCGGTACGACGAACAGTCATGATCTGTTCCTTATCCAGGCCCCACGCTTCGCCAGTAGCGACAGCGTTGGACACGAGCACCGGAACACCCGCGACGGTCACGCCGTCGCCGACGCTATCGAGCAGACCCATGTTCGAGCCGGTGCCCTGCTTCGCGAGCGAGAGCGCGAGAGCGACCGCAGGCGACAGAACAAAGTGACTCAGCTCGGCACCCGCAACCTGGGCCGTGTGCTTAGCCATGTGGAACGGGTCAAGGTTCGCGATAGTCGCGCCAGTGTCCACGGTGGAGTACGCCACCGACAGCAGACCCGAAGCGCCGTTAGTCACGGTGTTGCCGAAGAACGCGGCGTCAATCTTGCGGGCGATGTCGCGGGCCAGGCCCTTACCGATCTGGTCGGCAACCGCCGGGTTCGAGTCCGACAGGGACTCGTTCGACATCTGGGTACGACCGGCCATCTTGGCAGGGGTAACCACGATCTCATCCGTGTTCGGATCAGTCAGAGGGATAGTCGCGTTCTCAGCGACCCAGCCGGTAGTCGGATCGGCCTTGAGCAGAGGGAACCGAATCGTCTGCATATTGGTCGGAACAATGGTTCCGGCCTGGAATGCAACCGACTTTGCTTCCACAGTGAGGTCTACGAGCTTGCCGTAATCCTCAGGGGTCCAAGCCTGGGGCAGATTCGAGTTAAGAACGGTCATTGTGTGTCCTTTCTTGGACATGACAAAACCCCCGATTCACCAATTAGGTGCGGGGGTTTCGGATGAATTATTGGAATCCAGCCGGCACGGCCTGAGCTGGGGTTATTGCGGCACAGCCGCGGTGAGGTCGGTACCTCGTTTATCTGGAATCGCCACGGACGATTCAGAAAGTCTTAGGCGTCGAATACGCCGTACATACCCGGCGGTGTATCGCCACCGTCGAAGTCGGGACCGTAGGCCAGGCTTCCCCATGTAGGTAGGCGCTTTGCCGGGGCATTGTTACCCGCCCCCTGGGTGACATCGGTAGCGCGCTGGCGAATACCGATACCAGGGCGCATCTGGACAATTTCCAGGGCCGCAGCGTTGACCGCTTCGGTATCCACGCTGCCATCCTCGGTGAGGAAATCAGCCAGTGTCTTACCCGAGAGGGTGAGTAGGTCAGCCGGTGCGCTCAGGTGCTTACCGGCGGTGTTCTCCAGCTCCCGACTCTGGTACGCAGCGATACGGGCGGCCAGAGCGTCACGCTCGGCGCGGGCATCGTTCCGCTCGGTGCGGTACTTGGCCTCTCGGTTGCCCTTAGGGGCCACCTCGGCAGGATTGTCCTCTGTCACCTCTGGGGTGACCTCTGGCATATCAGTCATTCGTGTTCTCTAGTTCTGTAATGCGGGCCTGGGCGGCCCGTAGCTGGGTTCGGTACTTGGCGCATTCTGCGCGCAGGTCCGATAGCTTGGCCTGCCACTTGACGCGCTTAGAAGCGGACTCGGTACGTAGCCGCTTGATTTCTTCCTGCCACTCGATAGGCAGTTCTGAGAATTCCACTGTTGTGCCTCCTGGGCATCAAACCGGCACCTAGCCGGTGTTCTGAATCTGTGCCAGCGTCCGGGGTGGAATGCTGGCGGGTGGTTCTGGGCGTGTGTATCGCCTCATCCAAAGGTCACGGTCCGGCGTGACCCAATCAGGCATGTTGTCTGCCCATGCGGTGTATGCCGCTTCTCTGTCCTCGGGTGTCCGGGCGTTCCAGTGATCGCCCTGGTACCAATTCACGAATCCATCCGGTCGGCAACCGGATCGTTCTCCGGGAACCATGCAAAGGTGATCATGTCTAGTTCCTCATCCACGATCGTGGTTGCGTTGGTCGGCACGGTCCAGATCCGTTCGGTGTTGTACATGAGCTCTCCAGGCACAGAAAAGCGGCCTGTGTGGGCCGCTGGCGGGTTTTTAGGCGATTGGGGTACTTGGGGTTACCCAAGAATCCCGGACGCTGCGATACGGCGTCGTGCATCTTGGCAAGCGGTTCGATACCGCTTTTGTGCCTCTCGCTGACAATGGATACAGCGACCATCCGGGCGGCGGTCCTGTGGACCATTGTGGATGTGGCGGGTGCATCGTGGCGTGGGCATGGTTGGTCACCTCCGATCAGATATGGCTAGCCGATGCGTACAAATAGAAGGTGGCAGGCTCAATGCCTGCCGAAGCTTGGGCCGTTCGCCTATGGCTAAAACGAACGGCGGTATCCCGGACTCCAGGTCTCGGGGCCACGGTCGAAAGGATTTCCGTGGCGAAAGGTGGTCAACCAACCGAGGTAAGAAGACCCTCGGCCAGATCGTTTCCAAGCGACCTGTACCACCTAGCTATGGGGGCGGGGAGCGCTGACGCTTCGACCCATCCCTTAATTAGTAGGTGCAATTCTCTTTACCCCTACACTCGATAGTAAAAGATGGGAACATCATGCGTGGTCAGGGCAGGGGTTATCTACCATGCATTCCGAGCACTTTCGACGTGCGCGGACCTTTCGCATTCGGGCCCTTGCCCGATCGTTGTGCGCTTCGCTTGCGGCAGTAGCGCACCCTAGGCACCGGGAAGGCCAACGGCCGATATTCGTGGTACCGGTCCAGCGGTACCGGGAAATATCCCGACGGGTGGTCACCAGACCCGAGCAATCCTGACACTTGCCGTAGTAGACACGGCATCCCCAGAACTGAACTACACACCCGTACTTGGTGGTCCAGGTGTGGAAAGCATTGGGATTTTCATCCCGGTATACGTCGACCTTGTTCCGCACCTTCTTGGCGTCGTGGTGCGACAGTGGCATAACCGCGTTGGCGCGGTCCTCGGGGGAAATCATCGGCAGGGTGAACATTTGATTCCTTCGGGTTGTGACGAACCTCATACTTAGTGGCGACCTTTTCGGGTCGCCGAGGTTGTCTTTGCTGTTCTCTGGTCGGCCGCTATGGCTGGATCTATGCCAAGTGCGAAGGGGTCAGGATTTATCCCCCTCACACCTGCCGGGGGAAAATCTTGTGGCCCCGAGCACGGCATAGTCCAGACATCTACAGAGACAGCGCCGAAGGCATCGAATTGCCTAATAGGAAATCAGGAACCAACCGGTTCCGAACTAATTACACCTACTGAGCTGGCCGGATACGGCGATAGAACACGACTCAACCGGTCCGCACATAGAAAAACCCCGCATCGTGGGCGGGGTTCCTCTATGGGTATTCGATTGGCAAGCCAGACTGTTTGAATGGTTGACTCCGGGATGGTACCTACCCGGTAGGGTCACGCGAATGATGGAACAGGGTTGGGTCGTAGGTATCCGTGGTGAGGCCGGGGAGCCGCCCCGTGTCTGGCTCCCGATCGGTGACGGCACGATGGAAACCCGCGATGAGGCCGAAGAGATGGCCGCTGAGATGCGGCAGATTCGGCCTGATACCGACTGGTGTGTCTATGAGGTCCGAACTCCGCAGGACTGACCTACTCGGGCCACCACACTGCCGCAGCGAATACGGCCAGCGGTAGCCCTATCGCTACCGCCCAACCGAGCAGGATCAACTTGGCCGCGCCGACTCGGCAGCGGTAAGCCACGCGTCGATGTTGTCGAGGGTGCCCACGCACACCACACGCCACGGGTTCGACAACTGCCAGCCCTCAGGGCAAGGGCGAATCGACATCGACCGCCGGGCGGCCCGGTCGACTAGCGGTTCCAACTGCTGACGAATCGCGCTCACGATCCCCTCCTGTGTCCGTGGGTTCCACCCCCGGCGGAGACTCTGAGTTCATCCGCCGGGGGCGTTGTCAAGGATTGTCCGCATCGTGAGGCGAAACTGTCTACCTTAGGCATATCTGCCTGATCTACCGTGATGGGTACGAGCGGCATACAGCCGCCACGCCGAACACCCTGGGAGGGGTTCAGTGACTACGACAGGCGATGTGATCCGGCGTCGTCGGAAGCAACTCGGGCTCTCGCAAGCTGCCCTAGCTCGACTCGTTGGGGTGGATCAAAGAACCATCGGCCGGTACGAGTCCGGCGACACGGTCCCGGACATCATCGTTGGTACGAAACTTGCTGACGCACTTGGTGTTTCGGTTCACGAACTAGCCGGGCAGGCTAGTCGGACACTCGACCTCGCAGGCGATTGGACGGCGTCGTGGCAGACGTGGGGCGACACCGGCGAACGGGTCGATACCCACGGCCTGAGCGTCACTCAGGATGGATCGTTTCTGGCCCTGGACGGTGCCCGTGCCCGTCCCGTGGAAGACGGTTCGTACACCTGGACCGGAGAGCTACGACTCTTCGATAACGAGTCGTTGATCGGCTGGTACGTCGCGACCGAGGGCGCGGTACGCAGCAAAGGGAGCATGTACTTCGCGCTGCACCCGCAGGGGCTTGCGATGGCCGGATCGTGGGTAGGGCAATCCGCGGCCGGTCTGGTGATCCGTGGGTGGGGTGCGATCACGCGCCGGGCCGAACTGTCAGAGCCGTTGGTCGACCTACTGCGGTCGACTCAGGGAAACTTGCACGCATGGCCGAACAGCTTGTAACCATCACGATCACCGCCGAGTCTGCCGATTGGCTTGCGGAGTTCACCAAGGGACTCGTCAAGGACCGCCTTGCAGCGTGCGGGAACATCATCCCCGGCGTCCGAAGCATCTACGCATGGGAAGACGCGGTGCAGGACGACCCCGAAGCGCTGGTGTTGATCCACACCCGCGCCAGTTCCGTTGACGAGATCATTCGGCGCGCTGGCACCGAGCACCCGTACGACACCCCGCAGGTTCTGGCGGTGCCCGTGGTGGAGGCTCACGACGGCTACCGCGAGTGGGTCCTTGCTCAGACCGATTGAGAATCTTAGTTAACTTAATCGGAGTTTCCCCAGGTTGCGGGATCTGGGGGTTCTCCTTATATACGTGCGAGCGAAGTTCGATTCGCTAGGGTCTTGACATCTCCAACTGATCGGAGTATAAGACGATCGGTCGGATTCCGGGGCCCCAGAAACATGCCTGATTGGCTCTGTGAGCCACGTTCACCCCACTGCGCGATAAGTTGTGTGGTTTCAGGGATTGAGTCCGCCAGAATCGACGCCAGGCGGGTCTATCGAGTTTCGCCAGCTCAGAGCGGTTTGTGTCACCCTCGCGGGCGCGGGAGACCAGGAATCTTTTTGACTCTCTCGACCATCGGGGAGAGAGATAACCCAGGGGCCCCTTAGGGGGCCCTGGGAATAACTAACTAACCAACCCTTCGGGGGGTTGGTATTAACTCTTATCCAGGGACCTAAAGTCCCTGGTAGAACTATGTTTCCAGGACCCTCAGGTCCTGGTATCAAGTATTCATCCTGGGCCCGTAAGCCCAGGTGGGGACATGATTCCGGGCCCAGTGGCCCTGAAACGAGACCAGGGGCCCGGACTCCGAAGAATCCGAACCCCTGGGAACCGCGGTTAACTTAGACCGGTAGGCAGGTCAACTCAGGTACTCGATGTTGACCCCCAGAGCCGCCAGGGTCTCTGTGATGAACTGGTGAGCCTCGACAGACCGACTCAGCCGGTCGGGGGACACGAACCGAACCGTGTCGCCGCGCTGCACCACGTCGACCAGTTCGACCCAACCGGCACCATCCGCGCGCCACGTCGAAGTGTCGAAGTACACAACCGAGCACCCGGCGGCCTTGAGCTGTTCCACCTGGTCGGCCAGCAGCGCGCCCCGTGCGTATCCGTAGATCACCATGTCACCCCCCGATCTTGCTCAGTAGTTCGTCAAGGTCGTATGCGGTGCCGTCGGGGCCGGTGAGGGTCACGCGGGTGCCGCGTACGTCGATACTCTGGATACCCACCGATTCTGCGGCGGTAGATGCGTCCTGCATCGACTTGACCAGACCCACCGGGCGAAGGTGCTCTATCAAGTCGCTGAGGCTGCCTAGTTCCATCTCGGCTGAGTCCAGATGGTTCCGGCCGTTCGCCATCGCGGAGGTACGGAACCGCACCTGTACGTTCATCCGGCGTAGCCACGAATTGCGTGTGGTGGTGTCCTGAGCGGCCCACCACGAACCGAACGTCTCGCCGGTGCCCACGTAGGTGTACCCCGCCGGAACGCGCGGCTGAGACTCCAGCTCAGTTTGCCGTTCGGCGAGAGCCTGGATATTCGAGTCCAGGGCCCGGCGCTGGGGCGTACCCGGCCGGTACGCGGGTGAGCCAAGCTGGCCGGTCAGGTCGACCAGCTGAGCGTTCAGTTCGTCGAGTTCCGCTTGGTTGTCGGAACCGGGGTTCCAGCTGCGTTCCAGCCGCTCGGACTCACCGAGCAGGCCGAGAATCTGCGACTCGACAAGTTCGTCTGCTGCTGCGAGGTCGATGGAACGATTGGTACACCGACCGGTGGTCTTCTGGGCCGAAGCGCATCGGTATTTGGGCTTGCGGCCGGGGCCGCCCTTGAGCCGCCACGCGGGTTTGTCGCACACCCCGCACTCGATCACCCCGAGCAACAGGTTCTGAGCCCGTTCCGAGGGCTTGCCCTTGAGCTCCCGGCCCTCTAGGGCCTTGATCACCTGCTCGTGTTCCTCGCGGGTGAGGATCGGCTCAGCCCGGAGCACGGGCGAACCGTCCGAGCGTCGAACCACGGTCTCGGGACCATAGATCTTGTTGCCCTTGGCGTTTCGGAGCGGCTTACCCGTCGCCGGGTCTAGTTCGGCCTCGCGGGTGACCGCGTATCCGAGCATCGCTTGCGACTCAAGCGCACGCTTGATTGGACTAGTGGCCCATGCGTACCCCGTGACCGGCCGACCCTGGTACTCGGCGAACCGGTCGCGGGAAGTGAGAACCTTACGCGCGGTGAGATCCACCGCGATCGAACGAACAGGCTCACCCGCGATCACGCGGTCTACAACCTCACGGATCACCCCGACCTGTACGGGGTCGGGGTACAGCTTCCACTCGCCCGAGTCCGACTTGCGGGGTAGGTACCCCCACGGCGGTATCCCGCCGCGCCACTTCCCGGCGGTGTAGTTGTGCTGGAACGTGTTGGTGTTCCGCTCGCGGATGGCGTCCAGCTCAAGCTGGGCCGCCATGCCAACCATGGCGATCATGAGATCTGCGAACGGGGAGGTCATGTCAAAGTGTGGTTCGGTCGCTGACACAATCACCCTGCCGTGGTCGCGGGCATGATTGACCGCGTCCTGTAGGTACCGGACCGACCTCACCAGGCGGTCCACCCGCCACACGACGATCACATCGAACGGCGTCGGTTCGTGGTTGTCGACGCCGGGGGTAGCGGTCTCGACATACTCACCTTTGAGCCACCGACCGAGGTTCGGCCGGTCCATCGGGTTGGTAGACCCGGAGATGTCCAGGTCTTCGGCTACGCCTACAACGTCGTACTCGCGCTGGGTGCACAGTGCGAGACAGTCGTTGAGTTGGCGTTCGGGTGAGGTGGTGGCGTCCGTGACTCGCGAGAGTCGGATAACGATCAGTGCCCGCATTCGTCTAGTAGATCTCATAGGGATGACTGATACACAACCGAGTAC